GCGGCCACGACTAACCCGAAGACATTGCCTTCAGGTTAGCGCACACGACGATGTTGAGCCTGCTGACGACTCCGCTCAATCTCCTTCTGCTCCCGATCAGACTTAACTGAGCAGTAGGCGCTCCAAGCAGCAAGCTCTTCCATTGACATGCTGGCTCGAAGCTGAGCCAGTGTCATGCCTAGCTTTTCAGCAATGAAAAACTGCAGGAACAGGAAGTGATCCTTATCAATCCTCGCTTTTAAGGTCGTCTGCTTCTTCCACCTCATCCATGCTCTGCATCTTGGACATGATGTCCAGCACAATGCTCAAAGGCAGGCGGTTGCGAATCTTGGCACGGTCGCCGTCCGAAAAAATTCGGTTGCCAGCTTCGTCTTCTGCCTTGCGGATAACCATTTGGATCGCAAAATCCAGGTTGTCCTCAGACGCGCCAATGTTCAGCGCTTTCAACGAGTTGTTGATTGCATCGCGATCAGCAATCGTCAAAGGCTTCCAATACAGCTTAAGAACGACCTCTTCACCGCTTTTAATTGTGTAGCTGCTGCGTTGTTCAACGCTGAACGCTTCACACAGCTTGTCGATTGCGCGTGTTTCAGCCATAAAACTCAGTCAACTAGCACAATATAGCTCATCCCAGGCGAACGCCTTGAAAAGCTATGTCTAGATCAAGAAACAAGCCTGTGTCTCTGCTTGTTTCTGTATAGATCTTGTACCAGTTTGGTCCTGGCTTGGCTGTACTTCTTTGTGGTGGCCTCGTTTCACCATAAGTTTTAGGCACTCCTTCGCTGTCTGGAAGCTTGGCCTGTGGATTATTGACGGCATAACCTGCATAGTCAGCCAAGTTGCCGATATACAGAGGACTGTTAATCGGAACTCTCAAAACAGGACGCCTTGAAAAGTTTCGAGCAGTAGGCATGTTTGGGTCTTGCCAGTCACGATCATTGCTTACTACTGGCCTAACTGGCATAGGACTAAGCTCCCACAGCTCACCAAAATTTCCGGTCCACCACGGGCCTTTCATCTGCAGACTAAACACAATCTCTGGACCTGCCGCTGCACGCCCATCTTCAATCAGCTTGCGAATATCCTTAGTCAGCTCAGTGATCGGTTTGGCCATTAGACCGCAGTAAATCGACAGCTAACCACGCTGACAAAATGACTGTCGTTTTCGTTGGCCACTGCAGTAGGACCATTGACTTGACCAACACGGGGTTTAGCTGAATAGGTATCCGTATATCCAGAAGCGTTTACAGAGGTCAAACCATCAATAACTGACTCTGCAATCGCAGCAGCTGCGGCACTGCCCTTGTTTCTTGGCGTGAAAATGCCGCATTGGACCGTTCCAGCGTATTGATCAATGGCTGCGCCATGAGGCTGGATCGTTGACTGATCAAAGTTGATCGACACCATTACATACTTCTTATCCTTGCCAGGCGTTGTGAACGGCATATTGTCGAACACCACTGAAACTGTGGCATCCGCGTCTGTCACTGCAGTGTTGATCGCAGTCTCGATTGCAGCCCTAGCGTTTACAAGCGTCATCAGAACACCACCCGAATCATATAGAGGTACTCTTGGCCGCCTCTAAACGTGCGAATGTCTTGAATCTTGGTGGCACGTGACGATCCATCAAACGTCAACGAGATTTCGTCTTGCAGATTGGCTTGATTGTCCCCAATCTGATCAGGCGTTATGTAAAGCCGAGCCGTGTTTTCTTGAAAGCCGCTTTCCTCGTCAGAAGCAATAAATTCGACAGGAGCCTTAAAGCTATAACTGGTGTCAGTGCTGGTTACAGCACCAGTTGCCACGTTATACGTTGCAGACGCTTTCCTTATGTAAGTAATTGACGTATCGAGTGCCGTGCCAAGGTCCTTGACTACCGACTTGGCAGCATTTTTAAACAGACTGTCGAGTGCGCCTGGCATGTCAACCTCTCACAGTACGGACCTGATAGCTCCCACTACCGCCAAGGCAGTAAGCACCAAGGTAAGACTGCAGCCAAGGATAAACATCAAACACGTTATTAACTGTTCCCGTAGCCTGGCTCGAAGTGTTGTACTCAACTTCCATTTCTCCAAGCTTGACGGACTTGTATAACCCGGTGTCGCCTGTCGATCCAGTAATCGAGTCCGTATCGTTCGCCAACGCATTGGCTAGCTCATACGTTGCATATTTGATGTCGTTCGGGATTGCGGAGCAGGCAAGCTCAACACGATCCACGTGATAATTGTTGCGTGGCCAGCTCAATGCTTGGCTTTGATCGCAACGATCACCGTAAAAGTTCAACGTGTCGATCCAGCGTGTTGCAGAGATCAGCGCTCGATTTTTTGCATCATCAGTCTTGTCGTCCCAATTTGTGCTGCTTGGGACGGTTTCAAAATACGTGTTGGCTTCAGCCAACGTCACATAGCTGTTGGCTGTCTCGCTCTGGAGTGTGGCGTTAATCGTGGCAGCCATATCAGCAAAAAGGGAAGGCCCCACCTAATGGTAGGGCCATTTGTCTCATCAAGATCAGGACTTGAGGCCGTTATCCAGAGGAGAGTTGACGAAGATCTCAACCATAGGGATGAGGTCAATGTCATAGGTGGCAGCCCAGTTGCTGCCAGTACGCAGGTTTGCGTTAGTGGGGTTGTCAGAAGCGGAAGACCACTTGGTGCCCATCACGTGATAAGCAGAGTGATAATCCACAGACAGCACGTCCTGCTTAGACAGCACGTTGCGATCAGCCTCAATGCGAAGATCCTGCTGCACACCCTCAAGGATGGTGCCGGACTTCATCATGTAGCAACGGAACTCCTGACGGTTGCCAGTAGAAGTCGGGTCATTGATGTTGACACGAGAGTCAACGATGACGCGACAACCAGCAAACTCGCCAACTTCACGAGCACCGATGCCAACACCGCCACCACCCCAAGTCACTGCGCCGGAAGCGGCAAGTGCAGAAGTAGAGAAGGTCAGCAGGCCTACCTGATACAGGTAGTAAGCAACGGAGGGGTGAACGATCAAAAGATCCATCTCCTCACCGCGCTCACCCAGTTTGGAGCGAGCTTCTGCAACGGTTGAAGCGGTCAGGTAGTTGGACTCAGAAGTAGAGCCAGAGCCACCCAGTTGCTTCTCAAGACGGTGGTCGTTGAGAGCAGTGTGAAACAAGCCAGTCAACTGCTCGAACAGACGATCAGTGTTCAGCTTGTTAATGGCATCAGCCAGCTGGTTGCGGATGTGAAGCATTGGGTCTTCACCAGCAGCCAAGACTGCAACGTCATCCACGGCGTAGGCAAAGCCACGGTGAACGATGGATGCAATCTGGGTTCCAGTGCCAATTTTCTGAGGAGTCAGATAACCAGCGCCACTGGTGCCCCAAGTAGCGGTGCCATCAAAAATCTCTTCTGTAGGAGACACAGGGTTGAACTCAGGAACCTGAATCCGGGTGCCACCTTCACGAGCGTCGAGCAGTGCATTACGCACCAC